CATTTCGGGATTACCTCACCAAAAGTTAGGTTATCCCGAAACGTCAGGAAGCTGCCGAACGCCCTGTCAACCCAGCACTGCGACCAAAACCCCCGCCCGGAATGCGCCGGATCCAGGTATTAATTAAGATGTCATACATTTCTTCTAATGCAAACCGTTTTTACAGTGCGCTGGAGAGCGCTTATGGCAGTTTGGCCACGGTTTCGGCGAGTAACCGGATTCCGGCCGGGAAGTTGACGGTTCGACAAAAATTGGCGGTCACGGAGCGGAAGGACAAGACCGGGAGCCGCACTTTCACGGGTTTGCCGGTCGGCGGACAAAAGCAGACGAGCTTCGAACTGAAGACGTATCTAACAAACTGGGTTAGCGCGAACGAAAATCCGTCCTATGGGCCGCTATTTCAGGCTGCGTTGGGCGCCGCGCCTGCGTCAGCGACACCCGGTGTGGTAAGTTCCGTGGCAGGCACGACATTGGTATTTGCGGCGCCGCACGGCTTGAATGCGGGCCAGGCGGTTGCAACGGATATGGAAATCCGGTTTGTAACCGCAGTGACCGACCTGAACACGATACAAGTCAATGCGCCATTTACGAGCGGGCCCCAGGCTGGGGCAGCACTGGGGACGGCGGTCACTTACTTGCCAGCGACCGAACTTCCGAGTGTGACGCTGTACGATTATTGGAGCCCGGGCACGGCGATGCAGCGGTTTCTGGCAGGCGCCGCTGTTGACCAGATGACAATCGACATCAACGGCGATTTCCACGAGTTCAGCTTCAAGGGAATCTCACAAGACGTGCAGGACAGCGCCAGTTTCACGGCGGGGAATTTTGGGCTGGAGAGCTATCCGGTGGAACCGGCGATTGCGAGCTTCGACTATTCGATAGTGCCTGGAAATCTGGGACAAGCATGGCTTGGCTCCGCGCCGAACCAGTTCTTCACGGTTACGGGCGCATCGATTGGGCTAAAGAACGATCTGGATGCTCGTCTGAACGAGTTCGGGTCCAGCGTTCCGCAGGCGATTGCACCGGGCCGAAGAAAAGTGGCGGCGACGGTTTCGCTGTACAGCCAGGATGACAGCGCGACGCAGGCGCTGTACGCGGCCGCACGACAGCAGGCGCCGATTGGAGTGATGTTCCAGTTGGGAGAGGCTCAGGGGCGGATGATGGGAGTATACATGAGCAACGTGGTACCGGTAGTGCCGGAATTTGACGACTCAAAGAACCGCTTGCAGTGGAGTTTCCAGCCTTCGCGGGCACAGGGAACGGTGGACAACGAAATTGCGGTGGCGTTTGCGTAACCATGACATACGAGAGCGAAAGGGTCGTGGAATCGAAGGCCGCCGTGGGAGTGCGGTTCCGAGTGGCGCGGGTGTCGTTCATCCGGCGGATGGAACTGATGCGCGAGGTGCGCGAACTGGCCCGGCGCAAGGAGTTCCTGGAGGGCGGGCAAAGCGCGGAGGAGCGGATGGATGGGGCGCTTCTGCAAGGGGAAATCGACAAGCTGTTTGTAAAGTGGGGCCTGCGAGCGGTTGAGGGGCTGCGCCTGGACGGGGAAGAGGCGACACTGGAGTTACTCGCGGAGAAGGGCCCGGAGGGCCTGTTTCGAGAGGCGCTCGAAGCAGTAAGAACAGAAGTTGGACTGACTCCAGACGAACGAAAAAACTGGTAGCCGCCTTCCAGTTCTACCTGTCGAACCAGACCGGGTGGAAGTGCGGATTGTGCAGAGCATCCGGTCTGGAAAAAAAGCGCCGATGCGGCTGGCTTCCTTCAGCAGGACCACAGGATGGCGAGGCTCCGATGGTAAAGGAAGCGCGGCCGGTTTGGGCGCGCGGCGGAGTAATTTTACACGTTTGTCCAACGTGGCTTATCACGGCGGAAAGCATGGAACTGGTGGAGGAGTTTTTTGTGCGAAAGCGGCTGAACGGGTTCGACCTGTCAAGATTGACCGCCCGCCAGGTGGAAGCCTTCACCATTCTAGACAACGCGTGGATAGCAGAGACGAACAATGGCCAGCAGAACACAAGATGAACTTCTGAATACATTTCTCGCCGTAACGGGAGACCAATCGCGAAGCCTGGAGGACACCATGAACGCTCTCACCAGCTACGCCGCGGCTGGCGGGACGGCGGCTACAACTTCGGGAGGTCAGAACGTAGAAGGTGGGGCGATCACCCAGACTTCGAACACTGGGGCGGGGAGCACGGCGGAAACTGTTGCGACAAGCGTGCTGGCTTCGGGCTTTGGGATTGTGCCGCTGATCGGCGGATTGCTGGGACTGTTCGGCGGCGGATCGACAGACGCTTCGCCTCCCCTGAAGTACGAAATGCCCGCACCAATCTCATTCATGAGCGCCGATACGGGGAGCGGGCTCGAGGCGATGGACCACGACCAAACCGGGCTTCCGCGGCTATACGGTTCGCCGTCGGACGCCCAGCCGGGCGGAACGGGGACGCAGGGCAGCGGGAATTTGGCGCAAAGCGGACTTAGGACGCCGGCATCGAGTGCGGTGTCTCCGCAAGTTACGGTAAGCGTACAAGCGATGGACGCTCAGTCATTCATGGACAATAGCGCGCAAATTGCCGCCGCCGTGCGGAGCGCGATGCTCAACATGAGCTCGCTGAACGACGTCGTCAACGACTTGTGACATGGCAACTTTTCCAACTCTAAAGACCGGAGCGGTGGCGCAGTATCCGGCGCAGCGACGGCTACAGTTTCAGAACCAGGCGCTTCGTTTTGTAGACGGAAGCGAACAACGGTATCAGGACTCGGCAGGCGGCCTTCACAAGTGGGTAATCCAGCTCACCCTATTGGACGAAGGTGAGATGGCGGCAATCGAACACTTCTTTCTGGCCAATCAAGGGCGGTTCTTGGGCTTCGCATTTACCGACCCATGGGACGGCACCACGTATCCAACCTGTCGCCTCGGAAGCGATAACGCCGGCTTGACATCGATGGATACGATGAAGGGCCAGACAACGCTGACAATTATGGAAGTACGGAGCTGAGGATGCTCATCTACCCGCAACTTACAACTGGTGCGTTGACGCAGTACGGGGTCGTCAAGATGCGACAGGAGCGGACCATTCAGAACACGTTGGCAGATGGGAGCGTGATCACCGTCGCCGATCCCGCGGGGTCGGCAGTGCACTGGGGTTTACACTACACATCGCTGAGCGACACAGAACGCCAGACGCTGGAGCAGTTCTTTTCCGCGGCGGAGGGAACGCTGAACGGGTTTACATTCCTGGACCCGTCAGCGAACTTGCTGGCTTGGAGCGAGGACTTGAGCAATGCGGTGTGGAGCGCAGGTCCGCAACTGGCGTTGACAGGTGGAATTCAGGCTCCCAGGGGTGGCGCGAGCGCTTGGCAACTGAGCAATACCAGCGGCGGCAACCAGGGTTTAACGCAGGTGCTCAATGTGCCGGTGATCTATACTTACACGTTCAGTGTCTATCTGAGAGCAACCGAGGCGACAAGCGCAACGCTCCTGCTGGGCAGCGCTTCAGCAGCCGTCACCGTGGCAAGTGCATGGAAGCGATATCAGATTGCCGGAAGCGGTAACGCGACAGAGACATACGTTACTGTCGGCGTCAACTTGCCAGCGGGAGCGGTCGTGAGCCTGTTCGGACCGCAGGCGGAAGCGCAGCAAACGGCTTCGGTCTACCAGACGAGCACAAACGGTGGGGTCTACCAAAACGCGCGTCTCGAGAGCGATTGCCTGACGGTGACAACAACGGGCGTAAACCGGCACTCGGCAACGGTGAAGATTCTGTACTATGCAAACAATCTCTGAACTGAAAGAGCAAGCAGTTACCGAAACGCCGCTGGTACTGTTCGATTGCACGCTAGCGGGCGGAATCCTGGAACACTGGAGCACTCAGGGCGTGACGGTGAATGGGACCGCCTACGCAGCGAGAGTTCTTCGGCACAGCGGGTTTAACATTCAAACCGCCTCCGACCAAGGCGTCGATGGCAGCCCTACAATCGCGGTATTACTGGCTAATGCGGACTCACACTTTTCCGAAGTGCAGAAGGCAGTGGGTTGGCGAGGGGCGACGCTGACCGTGAGTTTCGTCTTTTACGACCTAGTAAACAATGTTTCGCTTACAGACGCGGCCGTCGTCTTCCAAGGGATTTGCAACCCGCCCGATCAGATTCAGGAATCGACCTTCCGATTGTCGGCGACGAATCGAATGAGTCTACAGCGACTGTGGCTGCCGGAAGTCCGGATCCAGACGAGGTGCCCGTGGACGTTTCCGTCCACACCTGAGCAACAACTGGAGGCAGTGGACGGTGGCGACGAAGGACAGTATTGCCTCTTTTACCGGTGCGGCTACTCAGCAGGCCAACCGGGCGGCACGGGGAACCTTAATAATGGGGCACCGTTCACCTCGTGTGGCTACGTCATGACCGACTGCCAGGCGCGCGGCATGCAGTTACGGTTCGGCGGCCTGGACTACGTCCCCCCGGCGATCGAAGTGCGACCGTACGGGAAGAACACAGAAACCTCGGCGCTATCCGTGAACCAGGCCCGATATAACGACTATGTTCCCATGGTGTATGGGATGGCCTGGTACTACCCCCTAGTCACTTTCGCTCGCAATGACGGAAATCTGACGCGGATGGAAGTGCTGCTCGGTATCGGGCAAATGCAGGGCGTAGTCACAGTACTGGTGAATGGAATACAGATACCGCTGGGCGTTTCGGGAGCCAACATGACGGGCACGGGGTGGTACAACGTCATGACACTGGGAACGCGGGACGGGGCTTTCGATCCGAACTTCACGGACGCAAACGGGCAGCCGGCCGGAGACTCGTACGGAAGCATGGCTTACCTGTCGGTGGTGGTGCCCAACAGTATCAGCGACGGCAACTCGTTGCCGACGGTGGAAGTTCTCGTACAGGGGCTCTTAATACCGGTATACAACCCGGACGGAACATTTGACAGTAATGCATTCAGCAGCAATCCGGCTTGGATCTTATTGGACGTCCTGAGCCGCAGCGGATGGTCGGCCGCCGAAATCGACCTCGTGAGTTTCGCAGCAGCGGCGGCTTATTGTGACGAACAGATCAACACCGTCGATCTCAATGGAAACGCGATCGCGATTCCGCGGTTTCAATGCAATCTCGTGTTACAACGCCGGCGAAGCGCCGGAGACGTAGTCAGAGGGATTCGCAACGCTGCGCGGCTCTATCTTACTTATGGGCCGGCCGGGATCCTGCAGTTGGCGGTAGAGAACACGCTGGCCCTTCAGCAGCCGACGCAATTGGCCACTTCCAACAGCACGACTCAGTTAGACGGCGGCTGGCCGGTTTACGAGTTCGGCGACGGCAGCACGGGAGTCTCCGGCATTTTACGGCGTGAAACGGGAGAACCCAGCGTTACGATTACGTCACGAAGCCTCGCAGACACGCCGAACTGCTATACCGTGGAATTTCAGGACGCACTCAACGGTTACCAGCAGGATAGCTATACGGTGGTGGATCCGGATGACGTTGTCCTGACGGGACAACAGACCACCGCGAACCTTCTGGTACTGGGCCTCCCCAACTATGACCAGGCTGCACGGATGTTGCAGTTCACTCTCGATAAGACCCTTGATGGAAACACTTACATGCAGTTTGATACGAGTATCAAGGCTTTCGGCATTCGACCAGGCGACATCATCACGGTTACCTATCAAAAGGAAGGCTTTAACCGACAACCATTCCGCGTCTCCAAACTTACGCCAGCAACCAACTATCGGACAGCAACTATCCTGGCGCAGATTCACAACGATGAATGGTACCTAGACACGAACGGGCAAAGCTCCGCGGCGCCAGGCACTACCAACTCGCCCACCACGGGGATCGGGTTACCCAAGCCGCTCATGGGAGCGGTGTTGGATGTTTACGGCAACGTCGAGTTCGGAGTGACAGAGAGCGATAGTGTGGCGAGCGACGGCAGCACACAAGTGTCCGTGCAGTTAACGTTCGATCCGCCTTCGGTAAATTCGGGGAGCGGGCCGGGCACGCCCCTAGTGAACTACGCGGCAACGCTAGGCAGTGGCGGCACATTGAAGAGCGGAGAAACCCTGTACTACGCCGTGTCCGGCGTGGATGGCTCAGGCAATGAGGGGAGTCCCTCGTTTGTGGTTACGGCGGACGTGCTGCAAGACAACAGCAGCGTTACCCTGTCGGATTTGAGCTTCACCCCGGGGACGGCATCCTTCAACGCGTATCGCGGCTCAACGCCCGCGAACCTTTTGCGCATCGCAACGGCACAGGCGCCGGCAACGACTTTTACCGACACCGGGCTCAGCGCTCAACTGGTTCCCCCGCCGGACTCAAGCTTCGATCACGGGAACTTTTACTGGCGAATGGAAGTCCAGCCGGAAACCGCAGCGACGATATGCGCGAACAATACGGTGGGCAATAGCAGTCTAGAGATGGCGGCTAACGAATATCTCGGCCTGACGGTGCGAATTACCCGCGGTACAGGAGCAGGGCAAGAACAGAGCATCGCCACTAACGATACAACCACTATTACAACAGCGACGCCCTGGATCGTAACGCCGGACGCCACGAGTTACTTCGTGGTGGCTGAAACCGGGTGGCATTTTGGCGCCGTCACCCGGAGCAGTCCCGTATCCTTTCAGATTCCCAATCTGGGCGGAGAGACGGTCCACCTGACGGGCCGCGCGGCAAACGTGTTGAACCAGGCGCAGAATACGACACTGGCGATTGTGACGCGTTGGCAGATTGGCGGTTCAGCAAACGGAGATTCAGCGGCGCCCTCGATGCCAGCATTTGCATTAAATGCCGCCTCGGGCGCTGCAGTGCTGAGCGGCGTTGGATTCACGAGCCTGGAAAACACAGTCTCAATCTCGTCCGCCACGTTGACGTTGCATTATTGGAACGAACTGAACCCGACGCCCACTACGACGCTTGCCAGTGCCATGGCCGCCACTGACACAGCCCTGACCCTGACGGTCGCTGGCGCAGCACTACCGGGAAGCATACTGCAAATCGATGGCGAGGTTCTGGCGGTCACAGCGGTCGCCAACAGTGAAACGCAGTACAATGTGAGGGGCGGGTTGGATGGAAGCTCAGCCGCGGCACATAATGCACAGGCCATTGTGTACCAACTGACCGCCATGACGGTGATCGTACCATTCCCCGAGGGATTCTTCGGAAGCCCGTATTGCGGGGATTGGAGCTACCCGATCCTCTTGCCGGACGCGAGACTCGCCGGCGGCGAACTCTGGGTCACAAACGCCTTTGGCAATAGCCCGACCGCGACTGCCTGCTTCACCAACATGCTTGACGAGGGATTGCGAACATTGAGCGGAGGTCAATACTCCATACAGGTGGATGGCTTTTTAGCTGTCGACCAGTTCGCCGCCCCGGCCTTGGTGGTGGATGCATCGCACTCCGTAAAGGACGTTTTCGCGATTCTGGGCACCGCCGCGGACGCTCCCGTCAACCTGCAACTCAATCTTAATGGCGCTTCCTGGTGCCAGCTCACATTCGGCGCCGGGGCAATTGTCTCGAGCACCGTAGACGGATTTGGCCTTCCGGTACTGACGGCCGGCGCGCAACTTACACTTTCGGTCTTGTCGGTCGGCCAGACCTACCCAGGCGCGGACTTGACCGTAATCGTTCGACTCTAATGGGCGAGACACTTTCCAAACTCCTGCCGAACCACGACCTCCAGTGCTACTTCCAGGAGCCCACGGCGGTTGCCGCTTTGAGCCAGACCAGCGCCACTGGTTTCACGGTGTCCGGATGCTGGCGACAGCAATTCGATTGGGCGGTAGTGGAGTGGAATCGC